GGGCTCCGCCCGGTAATCGAGGCGTTTTTTTTCGGATACGCGATTTTGTGAGTAAGTAAGCGCGAGCGCATGGCAGCGAAAACGACCAAAAAGACGACTCGAAAGAAGGCCGCGGGGGCGAAAACGCCGGTGGAGACGGTGGCGAAAGGGGCATGGGTCAAATGGTCGGGCCGACAACACCGGACGCTGGACGATCAGGCGGCGAGGTACGGGATCCCGATCGGCGGGGCGACGATTTCACTGCCGGAGGTCGCGCGGTGGCTCCATGATTTCCTGGCGGAGAACGCAAGGCGGTTGAAAGGGCCGGAGACCGACAATGCGGAAAGCCTCGACTACTGGAAGACGCAACGAGAGCGGCTGCGGTACGAGTCCGAGATTGCGCAGCGGCTCGATCGGCACGACGTGCATGCGGGGCTGGGACGGATGGCGGCGGTGATTCGGCAGGCCGGCGAGGCGTTGCAACGCGAGTTTCCGGGCGCCGAGGTGGTGTTGAATCAGGCTCTGGAGGATTTCCACAGTGAAGTGGACCGCATGTTTGGTGGCGATGGTAGCGCTGACAACAACCCCTGATCTCGCTCGCGAGGCCGCAAGGGCGGAATTGCACTGGCTCGCGAAGCACTCGCGGACGCCGGCGATTCGCTCGCTGCGCGCGTTCGCCGAGTCGGAGTTGGTGGTGCCGAAAGGCCGGTATCGCGGAACGAAGCTGCGGTCGGATCGGCAGCCGTTTTTCGGGCTGCTGTTCGATGCCGTCGACAGCAAACGGTGGCGCAGGTACGCCGTGCTTGGGTGCGTGCAGTCGGGCAAGACGCTTGGCGCGTTTCTCGCTCCGATTCTGAAAACGCTTTTCGAAGATCGCGAACCATGCGGCGTGCTGGTGCCGTCGCAGGAGCTGAGCAGGGACAAATGGGCCAATGGGATCAAGCCGACGATCGAGGCGAGCCGGTACCGGGATCTCCTGCCGGAGAGCGGCGCCGGCAGCAAGGGCGGTTTCTCGGAGGAGGTCCGGTTTTCGAATGGCGCACACCTGCGATTCCTTTCGGGCAGCGGAAGCGATGCGAAACGCTCCGGCCAGACGTACCGCGTGGTGTGCGGCACGGAGGTCGATAAATACGACAAGGCCGCGGCCAGTTCGCGCGAGGCCGATCCGATTTCGCAGGGGGAGGCACGCACCGAAAGCTACGGCGATGACGCGCAGTTGTGGCTCGAATGCACGGTCTCGATTACGAAAGGCCGCATCTGGCGGGAGTACTCGGCGGGGACGGCGAGCCGGATTGCGTGCCGATGCCCGCATTGCCGCGAGTACGTGACTCCCGAGCGCGAACACCTGGTGGGCTGGCAACAGGCAAAGACGGCGCGCGAGGCGAGCCGCCTGGCGTACTTCGCCTGCCCGAGTTGCGGGCACAAACTAAGCGAGAAAGAACGCATCGCGATGAACCGTGCCGGCGTGCTCGTACACCGCGGCCAGACGGTCGACAGCAAGGGCCGCATTCACGGCGACGCGCCCGACACGAACACGCTCGGCTTCCGTTGGAATGCGTTCAATAACCTCTTCTGGACGCCGGGCCATATCGCGGCGAAGGAATGGAGCGCGCTCAATGAGTCGGACGCGGAGTCGGACGAGAGCACGGAGAAATACCTCTGCCAGTTTGTTTGGGCCGTGCCCTATCAGCCGCCGGCGTTCGATGACGATCCACTGGACGCGAAAGAGGTCCGCCGTCGGTTCGCCGAGCCGACGTTTGGGCGTGGTGTCGTACCCGCCGATACAGCGCAGCTCACCGTGGGCTGCGACCTAGGCAAGCGATTCGGCACGTGGACGGCGATCGCGTGGCGGCCGGAGTGCCGGGGCCACGTGATCGACTACGGCACGTTTGAGATTCTCTCGGACGATCTCGGCGTGGAACGTGCCATGCGGGCGGCACTGCGCGACATGCGGGACCGGGTCTGGCTGGCCGGCTGGCGGATCGCCGGCGACGAAGCCAACGTCATGCTGCCCGGCCGCGTGCTGGTCGACGCACGATACGAGGGCGATACGGTCCGCGCGTTTTCGAAGGAAGCGACGTGCTGGAAACGCATCCTGCCGAGCATGGGCTACGGCCTGTCGGTCCAGCATCGCGAGTTCCGCCGCCCGTACAGCCCGCCGGCGAAGACGACGAAGACGCACGTGTACCTCGGGCAACATTACCATATCGATTGGGACTCGGAGAAACGCGCGTTCGTCGTGATGGCGAGCGCCGACGACTGGAAGACGTGGCTTTTTAAGCGGCTGCGCACGCCTCCAGAGGAGCCCGGGTCGCTCGTGTTGTTTCACAGCTCCGACCGCAACGAGCATACGACGTTTGCCAAGCAGCTCACCGCAGAGCGGCCGGAAATGGAGTTCGTTCCCGGCCGCGGCGAACAGCTCACCTGGAAGGTTTTGTCTCGGCAGAATCACTATCTGGACGCGACCTACAACGCCTGCGTTGCCGGCCACCTGGCCGGCGTGCGATTGGTCAAGCCGCCGGCGGCAACCGAAGCGAAGAAGCCGGCGCGACAGAGTCAGCCGCTAGTGATGCCAGACGGCCGGCCCTACATGCCCAACCTCGACCGATTTTGATGACCAACTGAAAGGAGGCCCGCCGTGGCCAAGAGAAAGCAGACTGAACCCAGCCAGGACGCCTTGCCGTCCGTCCTGCAACTCGACGACGCCCCGCCCGTAGCCGAGCCGACTCCGGACAACGCCGGCGATGCCGCCGGGTTCCCGGAGCACGTCGCGGAACTCGGCGAGACGCACGTCCGCAAGCTGCCCTGGCGGGATCCGCGTGGCGAGCCGGTCGAGGCGCCGGTCGTGGTGGCGATCGAGGTCCCGCTGGCCGACCCGGGCCGCGGCTACGCGACCCGGCACGTCGAATGCCGCCTGACGGCGGCCCAGGCCACGGCCCTGGGGCGAGTGCGGCGGGCGCTCGAGGCGACCGGCGCGCGTGTTTACACCGCCGCGGCCGGTTCGCCGCGTCCCGTCCAGTCGGCGGCCGACGCCTTGCGCTGGCTGCTCGATGGCTTTGCAAGCGCGGAGGCAGCCGATGAGCCGACCGACCGGACCGAATGTTAAGCGAGTCATCTGCCGGCGGTTCGCCATGCTGGCGGTGCCCGTCGGCAGCGGCTTTGACGGCGTGGCCCACGGGATCGGCGTGCTGATGGACTCGGTCCGCCGGACGCAACTCTTGCGAGAGGCCACCGAATGGACCTTTGCCGGCATCGACGCCGTGCGCGCCGCGCCCGGGTGCACGTGGACGACCGACGAGGAGATTGCCGGGGAGATTCTCCGCCGGATAGGTAGCAAGAAACCTGACACCTGACCCCTGACACCTTCTCCCGATCCGGCCGATCCGGCCGATCCGGCCGATCCGAAGTCATTTCTCACGAAATGCGCCACGGCCGCGCGGTAGCGTGCGCGCGTGGCCACTCTCTCCAGTACCAGCACGCTCGAAGAAATCAACGCGGCGTACGACGACAACTCGTCGTACCACGAGGACGCCTCCACGGCCAAGGCCGCGGCGTTCATCACCGCGTGCCGGTTCCTGTTGCGCCGGACGGCCAAGCGGGCCGCAAGCGGCGGCCGAGGCGGGCAGGAACTGGAGCACGAAACCCGCCTGCTGCGCGAGGAGATGGAGTCGGCCAGTAAATGGCTGGCCCGCCAGTCCGGCAGCGGCGGGACCGGCCAGACCCGCTATTTCGGCTCCGCCCACGATTTCCGCGACTGATCCATGCGCGCCTCGCGAACCACCACCGCCGGTACCGTCGATCGCGCGTTTGCCGATTTGCGCGCGGACTACGCAATCGGCCGATCGACCAGGTTCCGGCCGTCGCCGCCGGGCACCTCATCCTATGGGACCTCGGCCGACTACCACTGGCGAAACGAGCGGAGCTATTTCCAGGCGGTCGAGCAGGCCCGCTGGCTCGATCGGGACGACCGGCTTTTCGGGGCCGGCGTCAACCGCGTGGTGCATAACGTCTGCCGCGAGGGGATCCGGCCCGACGCCACCACGGGCAGCGAGGAATTGAATACGCGGCTCAACGCGAAATGGAAGGCGTGGGCCGGCGACGCGCGGCAATGCGACGCGGCCAAGCGGTCCACCTTCCACGGGCTCGAGCAATTGTTTCTGCGGCACATCCTGGTCGACGGCGACGTGCTGGGTCTCTGCAGGCGGGACGGCCGGCTGCAACTGGTGGAGAACCACCGGCTGCGCACGCCGATGGGCACCAAGCGGCCGTGCGTCATGGGCGTGCTGATCGACTCCGACCGCGCACCGGTCGAATACTGGCTGACCAAGGACGACCTCGATCCGATGGCCACCGTGCGGCTGGTGAGCGAGACGGTCCAGTTTCCCGCCTACGACGCCGACGGCGAGCAGCTCGTCTTGCACGGCTATCTTCGCGAGCGAATCTCGGCCACGCGCGGCGTGACCGTCGCCGCGAGACTCGTCGAGCACGCCCAACAGGGTTCCGACCTCGACTTCGCTCAGCTCATCAAAGCCAAGATCGCCGCCTGCGTCACGCTCCTGCATCACTTCGACATGCAGTTCGCCGGCGGGCCGGCGGAGGCGATGGGCGAGAGCGAGACGAGCACGCGGCCGGACGGCACGGAGCGGATCGTCGAGAGCCTCGCGCCGGGCTTGAATCTCTACGCGCGGCCGGGGGAAACGATCGAAGGGTTTACGCCCAACATTCCGAACACGGAATACCAGTGGCATTCGCTCATGATCATCTCGATCGTGGCGATCAATCTCGGCCTGCCCGTGGCCGTGCTGCTATTGGATCCGAGCAACACCAACTTCAGCGGCTGGCGTGGCGCCATGGACCAGGCGAGGGCCGGGTTTATTGCGTTGCAGTCGCGGCTGGCCGAGTGCCTGCACCGGCCGACCTGGCGGTGGAAAGTTCGCCAGTGGCTGGCCGAGGATGCCGAGTTGCGGGCACTTGCCGAGCAGCCGGGCGTCGATCCGTTCGGCCACCGCATGCTCTACGGCACCTGGCCCTACATCGAGCCGGCCAAGGACGCCCAGGCCGACATGATCCGCGATCGCGGCCTCAAGACCAGCAAGAGTCGGCTGGCGGCCGAACGCGGCACGGACTGGGACGACATCGCTCCCGAGATCGTCCGCGACAACGGGCTCATTATCGCGCTCGCGCATGAGAAGGCCGTGGAACTCAATGCCAGGTACCCGGGCTTGCAGGTCACGTGGCAGCAGGTGCTTGCACTCCCCACGCCCGACAGCGTTTCGATTTCCATGGACGCCACGCCGCGCGAAGACGCCGGCGAGGCCGGGCCCAACAAGCAGCAAGACGAGGACGCATGATGCCCAACACGCACTCGCTTCGATTGGCCAAGACCGGCGCCAACACCGCCGAGCTGATCCTCTACGGCGTCATTGACCGCTGGGGCGACATCGACCCAAAAACGGTCCGCGACGAACTCAAGGCGCTCGGCAAAGTGGACGTACTGAACGTCCACATCAACAGCGAGGGCGGGAGCATCTTCGACGGGTTGGCGCTCTACAACACGCTCCGGGCCCACGAGGCGAAGAAGATCGTTCACGTCGACGGCATTGCCCTGTCGATGGGCAGCGTGGTGGCCATGTCCGGCGACGAGATCGTCATGGCCGAGGGCGCGATGCTCATGATCCATAACCCGCTCTGGGCGCAGGCCGGCGAGGCCGAGGAGCTGCGCCAAGCCGCGGACGTGATGGACAAGCTCAAGGATCAGCTTGTCGCGATCTACGCCCGGCGAACCGGCAAGCCCGCGGAGGAAATCTCCGCGTGGATGGACGCCGAGACGTGGTACACCGCCGAGGAAGCGATCGCGGCCGGGTTCGCCGACCGCACCGAAGAGCGCATGGCCATCGCCGCCGCGCTCGACCCCGCGAAATTTCAAAACCTGCCGGCCCATCTCCGGCAGTCTCCCGTCAACAATCCTCCCCCAGTCAAGGAACCTTCCATGGCCGAGACCAACACGAACACCGCCCCCCAGCCCGCCGCGTACGCCGAACTCAAGGCCGCCTTCCCGAAGGCGACGGCCGACTTTCTGACCTCGCAGCTCGACGCCCAGGCCACGCTCGACCAGGCCCGGGCCGCATGGCAGCGGAACCTTGAAGAGCGCGCCACGGCCGCCGAGGCACGGCTCACCGAACTCCAGGCGAAGGCCGACGAGGCCGCCAAGGCAGCCGCCGCGGCGAAGCCGATCGGCTCCGCCGGGCTGAACGATAGCGGCGAGGCCACGAACGTCGACGCCGGCGACTTCGCCGCACTGGTCGACGCCAAGGTCGGCCAGGGCATGCCCCGACACCTGGCCGCCCGCCGCGTGGCCAAGGAAAACCCCGCGGCGCGCGAGGCCTACGTGGCCGCCTACAACGCCGTGCACAAGCTTTCGCAGCGATAACCCGTTTTCGTGGCCACCGCGAGGCGGACGTGCCACATAAACCAGCCATCCAATGTTACGAGGAACCATTATGAGCCAGTACGTCGAATCCCCCTGCCGCGCGTTCACCGCCGGCGCCGCCCGGGACCGCTTCCTCCGCGTCAAGCTGTCCGGTACCAGCCTGGCCACGGCCGGCGCAAGCGACGTGTCGATCGGCACGCAAGAGACCGAGTCGTTTGCCGCGACGGACATCGTCCCCGTCCGCCTCACGACCGCCCAAGGCACGCGAAAAATGGTGGCCTCGGGCGAGATCACCGCAGGCAACCCGGTCTACGCGGCCGCCGACGGCAAGATCGCCGGCAGCGGCACGGTGGTCGAGGGCCGCGCGCTCGAGTCGGCCGCCGCCGACGACGACGTGATCGAGGTGTTGGGCATTCCAAACACCGACATTTCGGCCACCATCACCGGGACGAACGCCGCCGCGTTCGAGGTGGACGCGGACGCGGCCACCCCGAAAATCGCGTTGCAGGGCCAGGCCGCCGGCACGGGCGACTTCACCACCACGCTTAAGCCGGAGACCACGCTCTCGGCCGACAACGCGATCATCGTCCCCGAGGCCGACGGCGACACGCTGGCGGCCGTGGCGCTCGCCCAGACGCTCACCAACAAGACGCTCACCGCGCCGGTGATCCAGGTGATTTCCATGGCCGGCACGAGCGGCAACCAGGAGATTCGCCTGACGACGAATCTGGCCGACGCCCTGTCGATCGAGGACACGGCCGGCGACCTGGTGGTCTTCACCACGACGACCGACGCCCAGGCGATCGCCATTACGCCGGTGCTCGTCCTGGCCAACGGCGTCAAGGCCACCGCCCAGGAAGTCACCCCCGACGACTCCGAGTCCGCGCTCAACACGATCACCGCCGGCGTCACGGCCGTCGACGTGCAGGCCGTCACGAACGACGCAAACGATTTCATCGTGCTGCCCAGCCTGGCCGACGTGCCCGTCGGCCACGAGATCACGATCCTCTGCAACGCCGGCACGAACTTCGAGCTGCGCACGCCGGCCGAGAGCGCCGAGGAGATCAACTCCGAGGACTGCGACGGCACGAAGGAATACCTCTGCACCGACACCGAGGTGCTCAAGGTCGTGAAGATCAGCGATACGATCGGCTGGATGGCGCATGCGTACTCGGCCATCGGCGCGGTCGTGACCGCCGTCATTCCCGACTAATTGACCCACGGCCCGCTCGCGAGGCGGCATTCATCCCCAAGCAAAAAACCCTGAACCGAGGAAACCATCATGCCCACTCCCGACACGTCCCTTTCCGTCGTGCGTCCGGACCTCCGCGACAGCATGGAGGAGTTCGACCTGCAAGCCGACCGCGAGGGCTACATC